GCCACAGAAGACTACCAGCGTGTGATTGCTGGATTGAGACAACAAAAACAAAACCTTTCAAAAGAAGAACGTGACAGTGGTGCTGAAGCCGCCATCAACAAACAAATTGATGCTGCAAGAATCCTGTTCAATGTGCAAAAGACCAGTCTAGAAAACAGTGTGGCCTTGAATGTCAAAGCACAAAGTGCGGAACAAGCACGATTGTTTGGTATAGCACGGATCACAGATCTACAACGAGAACTCAATGGTCTCACACAGCAAACAGCCAGCGTGTTCTTGCCTGAAGTGGCCCGGGCCTATTTGGAAATTGAAGCAGCAGCCCTGGCCAGTGCTGAAGCAGAAATTGCTGCTGAACAGGCTCGCAGAGGTGCCACTCTTAGTGCAGAAGAAATACAAAGTTATTATGCAGCCGCACGTGAAGGCATTGATCGGGTCAAAGCCAGCACACGTGAACTGATTGAAGAACAACGCAAATTTGAATTTGTGCAGTTTCAGAAGCGAGAAGAGATTCGTCTCACAGATGAACTCATGCGCTTGCAAGATGAAATGGCCAAAACTGGCATGAGTGACATAGAACAAAAATACTATGACATTGCAGCCGCTGCCAGAGACAGTGCCCGGGAAGCCATTCGTGCTGAAGAAGCACGTAGAGGCGAGAATTTGCCAATTGAAGAACAGAAAAAATATTATGATGAGGCCATCAAAGGCAGTGGCCGACTCACACGTCAACTGGAAGAAAACAACAAGAAAGCCAGATCATTTGCCACAGGATGGAAAAGAGCATTCAATGAATATTATGATGCAGCAACCAACGCTTCAAGCCGTGCTGAGAGCCTGTTTAGAAATGCCACACAAGGCATGGAAGATGCCATTGTAAATTTTGCCAAGACTGGCAAATTTGAGTTCAAGAGTTTTGTTGCCAGCATCCTGGAAGACCTACTGCGATCACAAATCAAAGATGTCATTGCACAGACGTTTGGTGGTATTGGCGGTATGAAAACAGGCGGCGGCGGCGGTGGCGGCGGTGGTGGCAATTTCTTAGGTGATCTCATTGGCAGCATTGGCAGTATATTCAGTGGTGGATCAAGCAACAACAGCAGAAGCAGTCCCAGCACTAGTGGTAGCAGCAGTGGTGGTGGTATACTCAGCGGCATTACCAAAGCCGTAGGTAGCATATTTGGTGGCGGCAGCAGCAGTGGCGGTGGTGGCATCTTAGAAACAATTGGTGGCGGTATCAAGAGCCTGTTCTCTGGATTCTTTGCCAATGGTGGCATGATACCACAAGGCCGATTTGGCATTGCCGGCGAAGCAGGTCCAGAACTGATTGGTGGACCTGCTAGTGTAACACCCATGGGCACCAATGTCACATACAACATCAATGCAGTGGACGCTGCCAGTTTCAAGGCAATGATAGCACGTGATCCAAGTTTCTTGTTTGCAGTCAGCGAGCAAGGTCGTAGATCACTACCTGGAGGAAGATAATGACAACAGCATTTCAATATGTGTTTGACAACGCAGAATCAATCAGCATTGACACCAAACGCATTGTGGGCAGCACACTCACACGTGATCAAACTTTGAGAACAACCAGTCGTGGTGGTCAGACCTGGCGCTTTGATGTCAAACTGCCGGATGGCATACCTTGGAATCAAGCAAGACAATACATTGCAAAAATTGAAGCCCTGGACCGAACCACTGTGGGCACAGTGCAAATCAACAATGCTGGATACAATGATTGGTTGATACCTTATCAAGGCACAGCAGCCAACAGTGCTGCCATTGCTGCCAGCTGGGTGAATGGTGCCATGAGCATCACACTCACCAGCGGTCAAGCAGGATCAGGATTCAATTTCCGTGCAGGTGATATCATACAATTGGCCACAGGTCGTGTTTACAGGGTCACTGCTGATGTGGCCAGTGGCACCAACACTGTGCCTGTGCATAGACCAGTGCTGGATACCACAGGCTCTGGCACACTCAAGGTTGGTCCGGCAGTGACCTGGAGTGTGCTGTGCTATGAATTGCCAACCTGGACTATATTTGCAAGAGATCAAGTCAGCTGGTCAGGCAGTTTTATTTTTTATGAGAACATGGTATGAGTTTAGATTTAAGCACTTATCCCAGTATAGCCACTGCACTGTTTGTGAAAATTGAGAGTGGCTACACCTCTCTAGGTGATTTGACCTTTAGCAGTTACTATCGTCCGCTGACCATTGCGGGTGTGAGTTATACCGGACTGGGCAGTTTGATGACAGTGGGAGATACCACCAGCGAACTCCGACTCAGCAGCAGTGAAATCAATGTGGGCATCAGTGGTATCAACACCACCAACATGAGCAATGTGTTGACCTACAATCTCAAAGGTGCTGAAGTGATTATATACCGTGGTATATTTGATGCTGTGACCAATACCTTGTTGGGCATAGCAGGTAATCCTGCAATCAAATTCAAAGGTATCATAAACAATTTTGGACTCAGTGAAGACTTTGAACCTGGTGGCAAAAACAGCACAGTCACAATCAACTTTGCTTGCACCAGTGAGATAGGCATGATTGAACGAAGAGTCACTGGGCGTAGAACCAATCCTGATGATCAGAAAAAATTCTACCCCACAGATGTCAGCATGGATCGGGTGCCCACGCTGGTAGATGCCAACTTCAATTTTGGCGCACCATTAAGGTTGGCAGCATGAGTTTCTTTGATGACTTGATCAGTGGAGTAGGCAATTTTCTCAGTGGTGGCAACAGCATTGGTGGCAGTCTTGCCAAAATTGCACTGTTGGGACTGGGGCTAAACAAAGTCAGCAACAGCATCAACAGTGAAAAGAACAGTCAGTTGCAGACAGTGCGTCCATACAAAGCACGAGTTGATCAGGGAGTGCGATTGCAAGTGCCACCAGCAGCTGATCAAAAGATTCCTGTGTGTTATGGTAGATCTACCCTGGGAGGTATCATCAATGATGCCAGACTCAGCAGTGACAACCGCAACATGTTTTATGTGCTGACCATTAGTGAACGCACAGGCACATTGTTGAGCACAGGCAATCCCAGTGCTTATGTGTTCAATGACGTGTATCTCAATGACGAACGTATCATATTTGAAAGCAATGGTATAGACTGTGCTTACAGCATTGACCGCGATGGCAACAAAAATTTTGCCTATGCAGGTGTGGTAGAAGTGTATTGCTATGCTGGTGACAGCGACACACCACAGGTGCCAGAATACTACACCAATGGCAGCTTAGATCCAGCCTATGACATTGTGCCTGGCTGGACCACGTTGCACATGATGGAAGACTTGATCTTTGCAGTGGTCAAGATCACGTATTCACCAGAATCTGGACTCACGCAAATACCCAACATGCGATTCAACATCACCAATTCAATGACCTTGCCTGGTGATGTCATACGTGACTACATGGTCAGCACACGCTATGGTTGTGCTATACCTGCAGGAGATATCAACGTATGATGAGTCTCAGTGATCTAAACACATTTTCAGCAGCCAATGTCACCTACACAGCCAACGTGGTCACCATTGATCGGTCAGTGGGCAATGTGTTTCAACACGTGCCAGTGGCCTGGAACACAGTGAGAACATTTGGTGCATTGACTGGCAATGGTATCACTTTGACTTTTGCAGCCAACACAGCCACCACTGTGAATTTTACATTTCCCAGCAGCAGTTTTGCCACACACACTCTAAGCATAACCACTGCAGCCAACACTGCTGTGGTGTCTGGTATCTTGGACATCCTTGACTACAATGCTGCTCGTGCCCAGGTCAATCCCACAGTGGGCGAAGCAGGCAATGTGACCTACACAGTGACCACAATCAACACCAACGATCTTGCAGGAAATATTGCTGTGGATTATCGCGGAGTGCCTGTGTAATGGACAGTCTGGCACAGCTGAATACAGTGGCCATTGAAAATGTCAGTTTTAGTGCTGTGGCCAATGTGGTTCAGCAAGAAGACACTGCATACACTGTGCGTGTGCCCAGCGTGGATCTAGTCAAAACACTGGGCAACATACAGAGCAACACTGTGATCACGCATAGTTTCGACTGGGGCAACATACCCAGTGCCTATCAGAATGTCACTGTGAGTCTGAACAATCCAGGTGCTGTGTCCAATGTCAGCAGCACCTATGCTGGCAATGTGCTCACTATCACAGGCATTAAATCTGCACAAGATTATCTTGGCACAGTGGCCACAGTAGGAACTTCTTTAGGGTTTGATAACACTGGTGAATTTTCACACAACAGCAATGTGAGATTGACAGGCAACATCTTTAATTCAGGTGTGTTTTTATACACAGTGAATGTGAACTTGGTCAATGTGCCTGAATTGTTTCCAGTGGGCAATCCTGGCAACTTGGTCTACAACTTTTTTGGCAATAACGTAAATGAACAAGATTCAATCGTGACACCTGTGTCACCAGGTGTGCTGATCAACACCAACAACCCTGCTGGTCTTTACACCATGACCATTAGCACTCAGGACAATGGCAATGCAGTGACCTTGACCAGCACAGGACCCACTTTAACAACCAATACTTTTTCAGCAGTGGGCAATGTGGGCACATTGACCTTGCAAGGTAATATTGTGCCACTCAATCAACACCTGGCCAATCTTGCATTTGTCAAAAGCAATGCTGCGGTTGCCAATGTGCCGTCAATTGGGCGAGGTGTAAGAAATCTCACCTACAGTCTTACCAATCCAGCCAATGTTGTGTCGCCAGATGGCACAAGAACACAAACCTATTTCAGTAATTTTGCACAGACTCAATTTGCCAACACTGCTGGCAATCTCAAATATCGTGCGCAGCCTGGCAATGTGGCTGTGGTCAATCTGTTTCAATCAGGCTCACGAGACACTGGTGTAAACACCCTGGCCTATGTGGGATACCATGCAGGCACTCTTGATCCACACTGGGCTTATGCACATCGTGAAAACAGCAATGTGGGCAATGCCAATGTTTTGCTGACCATGATAGGCCTGCAGGCCAACAGTGCCAGTGTGCTCAGTGGACCACAGCATGTGATTGGTGTCAGCAACAATGCCACAGTGGTGCGAAGTGCAGTGAGTGATTTGATGGGCGCCAACATAGGCAATCAAAGCAACACAACAGCACGACTTTTTGTCACTTCCAGTAGCCCTGGTAGTTTTTATGGCAATACCACTGCCCGCACAGTTGGTGCTGATGCAGGTGATCAGTTCAACAGTGTGATTTATAGCAATGTTGCCATGGGCTCAAGCACCTTGACTATACAACCAAAACTCACATTTAATGGCACAACATTCCCAGTAGTTGTTAGTCATATTCTTGCAGGTCCAAGCGGTCTTGGTGTTTTTCAACGACAATCAAAACCCAACAATGACATCCAGGACTCAGCAAACTTGACCTTTTCAGGCAGCACCTACAAAGGAATACATTGGTGGTATCCGCAATCAACATCAGTGTTCAACCCACCAGCGGTGTCTACCACAACCAGTTTTGTCAACTGCCATTATGATCTGACTACCAGTAACTGGCCACATCCAATCATGGTCAATGGGTTCACAAAAATTATTGATCCCCTGATTGGACAAACTGGTCAACTGCGAACTGTGCCCAATTTTTCTGGAACAAGCCTGGCAGTGTGGCGCGGACAAACAGACATACCTGCCAGCGATCTTGCACAAAGTCAACAAATCATAACCATGCAAGTGGTCTTGACCGGCACCACTGCATACACTGACAACCTGGTCAGCACCAAGGTCACTGCCGCTGGCTACGCATTCACAGTCACACAAAATTTTGCTGGTGCAACACCTCTTGGTGCGTTTATGACTCCTTATCTTGGTGACAATCCCATATGGCCCAATGCCTGGTTGTTGCGAGGACAAACATACGATTTCAATGTGGACATGACTGCCTCAGGAGCCAATGTGTATATTACCACTGCATTAGGTGGCGGTGTTGTAACACCTTCTGGTGTGACCAACAACAACATCAAACTGGGCACAATCTCTTTTACTCCCACGTCAAGCACTCCTGACATTGTGTATTTTCGTGGTGGTGGCAGCAGTCCTGTCAGTGGTGTTGATCTAGAAAACAGTCAAGGTGGAGCATTCTATATATTCAGTGACACCAGCAGCACCAGTGGTAGATGGACCACAGTTCCTGGTGCATTTGACATTATGAAAAAAAGCGACACTGAGATCCTGATGGTGTATACCAAATACACAGGCACAGTGTCCAATGGTGCCACGCAGAGTGCTGGACTGTATTACAGAATAATCACCTGGAATGGTAGTAATCTCACTTTTGGCACACAGGTGCAAGTTCAGAACCCTGACATCACAGGCAATATATATGGCATCAGCATGACTGCTAGTTCAACCAATCTCAATGGCTACACCTATGTGCTGTGTGTGATTGCACCAGCACAAGGTGCACAGAGTGCTTTTACCACTGTCACACCCATTGTGACCGGATTCAAATTTTAAGGATAACCCATGCCAACCAGCACACTTGCTAGAAAATACACCATCAACGGTGTGGTCAACACAGAAAATCCTGTGATGGAAAACCTTGATGGTATCTGTCGCAGTGCCGGCAGTTTTCTCACCTATGACGTGCATCAAGGCCTGTGGAGTGTGGTCATAAACACCACTGCCAGCAGTGTCTACAGTTTTGATGACTCAAACATTGTGGGTCCCATACAGGTCAGCACCACCAGTCTGTTTGATCTTTACAATGAAGTAGAAGTAGAATTTCCCTTGTTGGACACAGCAGACAAAACTGATTTTGTTAGACTAGAGATCCCTGATGCAAATCGTGCACCATACGAACAAGACAATCAATTGAAAATGACCTTGAACTTTGCCAGTGAGCCAGTGCAGGCCAGTTTGTTGGGACGCATTGAATTGTTGCAAAGCAGACTGGACAAAGTTGTAACATTTGAAAGTGACTATTCAGCCTTGCAATTGAACGCAGGTGATGTGATTGATGTGACCAACACCTTGTATGGTTTTTCAGCCAAAACTTTTAGAATCATAACCATTAGAGAACTGGATGCTGATGACGGCAGCATACGATGTGAGATCACAGCATTAGAATATGATGCCACAATCTACAGTGCAGCCAATCTCACCAGAACTGTGCGCAGTGACCTCACTGGCATACAGACTCTGGGTGCCATAGGAATTCCGGCCACTCCCACTTTTGTTAAATCAGAAGCCAGTGCAAGACCACAGATCAATGTTGTGACCACTGTGCCCACAGGAGTTATTGAAGGTGTGGAATGCTGGATCAGCAGTGATGGCACCAACTATCAATTGCGTAATACCATCAAGAACGCTGACACAGTGCTCACACCTGGTGCCAGTTTGACATTTGAATTTGATGATCAGGCAGCAGGCAATGTGTATGCCAAAACACGTGGCACCAATTATTCAGTTGCAGGACCATTCTCAAATGTGGGCAACACCACTTACTCACCACAACAGATCACAGATGCCATAGGCAACAACACCAGTATTCTTGACAGCGGTGGCGGGACCATTGCCCTTGCTGCTGCATTGCCCTCTCTGATCAGTGCTCTTAATGGTTTGTTTTCGGGCAACATTTCAGCAGGCACTCCTGGTGGTAACATTGCCGCAGCCATGAGTGGTCAAGGATTCATGGTCAGTGTGGATGCTGGTCAGACCACGGTGGGCAATATTGCACAGGCCGCTGGCAATGCCAATCCAGGCTCACCAGGCGTTTATACCACTCTAGGGTCCTCTACATTTTCCCCCAACTACACTGCCACTTACAAATACGATGTTATTTTTGATCAGAACACCTCTGGTGCTGAAGGTGGACGTGGTGCTTATTGGAGCGAAACCGAAGATGTAGTTCGTGTTCGTGCCGAGATTTTTGATATCACTGGCAACGCCAACACCTTCATTGCAGGTGAAGCCAGTGGTGCCCGTGGTGCCTGGTTTTGGACTGATTATCCTTTAACAGGCCAGGTTACTTTGAATGTTGGCGACACTTACAAAATAGAATTTGGGGCATTGTTCTACACAGAGTCTGCCAATACCACACCAGGTAATATGACTTTTGGATGGAATGTATACACCACAATATGATCTCACACAACGCTATGATAACAAAACCTCTCAAACGATTTGCTCGTGTAAACAACCTTGTTTGCACTCACCTGGTTGAAACACAACGCCAAGACTGGTGTGAAACACAACTGTGGGAAAACATTCCTGGTGTATGGGAAGACGTTACACACACCCAGGTCAACAGTGAATGGACAAAAGACGCCCAAACAGGTGCTTGGTCGCCCCCTCCTGGTAAATAACATATTGCTGGTGCCTCAGTGCCAGCAGTATCGCCCTAAGGAGAGCACACATGGCCGGAGTATTAGACTTCCAACAATATGTTGGCGGTGCGGATCAAATCAAATGCGAACAATGGTTCCCATCAAATAGACGCACTTTAATATACAACTTTCAACAAAACATCACCGGCTGGACATTCACAGCAGACTTTCAAACCATAGTGGTAGACACTGTGAGTTTTGCTCGCTACACCGGTCAACCCAACTTTGCCAACTCAACGGTGATTGGCTCATTTGCCAAACAAGAAATGAGCACATTTGCTGCCGGCATCTATGTGCCCACAGTGCTGAATGTTGCCACAGGCACTGTGCGAGTGTATCAACCTGATGCCATGTATACCGGACCTATAATTCCTGATGCAAGAAAGAATGTGCCCATCACAGTTTTTGCATTGACCTGGACTGATGCAAACTCTCCCATTACCAATGTAAACACACATCGTTTTGCATTGGTGCAATGTTGGGAACCTGATGTGGATCCTGGTGATCCCACCTTGCTCACAACTTATATTCCATTGGTGGTGGCATAATGAGTTACGAAGTCATAATCACAGAAGAAGTGGCTGCCAATGTAACAGTGGCCACCACAACATATCCCATCACCATTGAATACAATGCAGTGATTGAACAAGCTGGAGCCAATGTCACTTACGGCAATGTCAATGTGGCGGCTTATTTGGCCAGCAATACCAGTTTGCCCATACTCACCACTGCCAATGTGCAAGCTGGATATTTCCTTGGCAATGGTTCACAGTTGACTGGTATCATCGCCACATCAACTTATGGCAATGCCAATGTGGCAGCCAATCTAGCAGCGTTTGGATCAAATCCTATTTCGACCACAGGCAATATCACAGGTGGCAACATCCTGGGTGGTGCCAATGTCAATGCCACACTACATTCAGGCACAACTGTGAGTGTGACAGGCAATATCACAGGTTCCAACGTGATAGGAACACATTTTGGATCAGGTGCTGCTCTCAGCAGTATCACAGGTGCCAATGTCACAGGCACTGTGGCCAATGCCACATTTGCCACTTCGGCGGCCACTGCCACGTCAGCCACAACTGCTGCCACTGCCAACTCAGTAGCAGGTGCCAATGTGAGTGGCACCGTGGCCAATGCCACATTCGCCACATCAGCAGCCACTGCCACGTCAGCCACAACTGCTGCCACTGCCAACTCAGTAGCAGGTGCTAATGTCACAGGCACAGTGGCCAATGCCACATTTGCCACTTCGGCAGCCTCAGCAACCAGTGCCACAACTGCTGGCACTGTGACATCAAATGCACAGGCCAACATTACCTCAGTGGGTGTGTTGACTAGTCTCAGTGCTAGTGGCAATATCACAGGCAATTATTTCCTGGGCAATGGATCACAACTCACAGGCTTGCCAGCCACATACGGCAATGCCAATGTGGCAGCCAACCTGGCTGCATTTGGCACCAATCCAATATCAACCACAGGCAATGTCACTGCTGGTTATGTGATTGGCAATGGCAGTTTGTTAAACAACATCACCGGTGCCAATGTTACAGGAACTGTGGCCAATGCCACCTTTGCCACTAGTGCAGGCACAGCTACTTCAGCCACAACTGCTACTTCAGCCACAACTGCTGGCACAGTGACCACAGCAGCTCAGGCCAATATCACCTCAGTTGGCACATTGACCAATCTTGATGTGAGTGGCAACGCTGTGATAGGCGGCAATCTCACTGTAAATGGCGACACTGTTTATACCAATGTGACCAGTTTCAACATAGAAGATCCTGTGCTGGAAATGGGTCGTGGTGCCAACAATGCACCCCTGGTCAGCAATGATGGCAAAGATCGTGGCGAACGTTTGTGGTATTACTCTGGCAGTGAAAAAAGTGCATTCACAGGTTATGACAACAGTGCTGGCAAATTGATCCTGGCAGCAGATGTGACCATTGCCAGCGAAGTGGTCACAGTGGTTGATTATGGAACCACAGTGGTAGGCAATTTGCAAGGCACCACAGTCAGTGTCACAGGCAATGTTACTGCGGCCAACATCACAGGCAATGGATCTGGACTATCAAGTATAACAGGTGCCAATGTCACAGGCACAGTGGCCAATGCCACATTTGCCACTTCAGCAGGTAGTGCCACAAGTGCTACCACAGCAGGCACAGTGACCTCAAATGCACAGGCCAATATCACTTCAGTGGGCACACTCACAAGTTTGAGCGTGACAGGCAACATTGCCACTTCAGGCAACTTTGTGGGCAATGGCTCAGCACTCACAGGTATCACAGCCAGCACAGCCAATGCTGCCAGTTTCTTGATTGATCCCACAGCACCCGGTGTGAATGTCAGTGTCAGCAACGCATTCAGCCTCTTGAACTTTCCACAAGGTGGATATATTGGCTGGTCAGGAGATGGAGTAGACCCCAACACTGGTGGCAGTTTAGACATTGTTCCTGGCGGCAATGTGGCCAATGCATATGCGAGCCTGACATTTCTCAACCCTGCCAATGTGTTTGCCAATCCCATCAGCACTGTGAATGTCAGCAATATTGGCATGGTGTTCAAGTATGATTTCCTGGGCACATTTGGTGGAACCCGAACACTACAGCTGGATGGTTCAGGCATGAGCTTAGACACCACATTCAGTGCAACAGGCAACATAACCACCGCAGCCAATTTTGTAGGCAATGGTGCAGCACTCACAGGCATTGTTTCAAGTTATGGCAATGCCAATGTGGCTGCCAATTTGGCAGCATTTGGGTCAAATCCCATCAGCACCACAGGCAACATCACCAGTGGCAACAGCAATGTGACCAACACTTTGTATGCAAGCAATATCACAGGTGCTGCTGGTCAGAATGTCACAATCACAGCAGACGGCACTGGTGACATACATCTTGACGCTGACAGTATCAGAGTTGGCGACAACAATTCACCTGTGACCATTGTCACACATGGCACAGGCAACCTGATCCTACGCACACACGAAGGTGATGCCTCGCAAGGCAATATCACCTTGGTCAATGGGGCAAACGGCAACATTCAATTGAATCCCAATGGCACTGGTCAGGTCACTACCACTACAATTTCAGCCACAGGCAATGTGACCGGCAACTACTTCCTGGGCAATGGCTCAGCACTCACAGGCATCACAGCCAGCACAGCCAATTCAGCCACATTTTTAACTTCCAGCAGCAATGCTGCTGCTCATGTCAGCGTTGACAGTGCCAACACACAAACTGTGTTGCCTGGCAATGGTAGAATTGGGTATGGTGGCGATGGTGTAGATCCCAACACATTTGGCAGTGTTGATATCATACCAGCACAAACAAACTTGGCCAATGCTTATTCAGCATTGACATTTGTAAATCTAGCAAACTTTGCAGCCAATCCAATCAACACTGTGAATGTCAGCAACACTGCTGCATTCATGACTTATGATGTAATTGGCACAGCCAAAACATTAACTGTGAGCTCTGCAGGTGTTGACATCAACACCACATTGTCAGCCACCGGCAACATAACTACTGCTGGCAACTTTGTGGGCAATGGTGCAGCACTTACAGGCATTGTGAGCACATATGGCAATGCCAATGTCACAACACTGCTGGGTGCATTTGGATCAAACACCATATCAACCACTGGCAATGTGACCAGCGGTAATTTACAAACTACAAGTCTCACAGGCACTACAATTTCAGTCAGCAGCACTGTGATTGGTGGCAACTTGCAAACACCAGGTTTTGCCTCAGCAGTGGGCAACATCATTGGTGGCAATGTGCTGTCAGGTGGTGCGATCACTGCCACTGCTGGTATATCTACAGGAACCACAGTAAGTGCAGTAGGCAACATCATTGGCGGTAATATTACCACCGGTGGAGCAGTAAGCACAAGTGGACGTGTGATTGGCGCAAACTACACAGAAACTGTGCATGCAATTGGCAGCAGTGGTGGCACTATCACTCCCAACATCAGTCTGGGTAGCATACAAAGTATCACATTGACCAGCAACATGACATTCAGTTCAATCACAAATATCAATGCAGGACAGAGTTTCACATTCATTGTCACACAAGATGGCACAGGTTCAAGAACACTGACCAGCACCATGAAGTTTGCTGGCAACAGCCGAACACTCAGCACAGCAGCCAATAGCATAGACATCATATCAGTGTTCTACAACGGCAGCACTTATTTTGCAAGTTTAACCAAGGGCTACGCATAATGTTTGCAGCACGTGGCGGATTTTTTGCACAACCCCTGGGACCTGTGCCGGTATATAGATCAGATGCATATGCTGCTTATTTGGAATTGGCTGTGCCATTTGATCATGTGAATCAATTCAACGATGTCACACCCGCCATCAAAGGATCTGGATCACCAGCCAGCAAAACCACTGGTGCCAACAGCACAATGGATGCTGGTCAGGTCAAATGGACCAGCAGTCCCGACTATGAGAAAAGTGTGAAGACTATTGCCACTGGTGGTGTGGCAGCAATGACATACACCATGCCCACAGGTCTGCCCACTTGTGCTTCAGGTTCAAATGACTATGTGGTAGAAGTCTGGGCCTATGCCAATGATTCTACCACCAATGCCAACTGGGCTTTGAGTTCAGCTGATTCTGGTGGTCGTTGGTTGTTTGGCGTCAACAGTGGCAGCAGTTTTACTTTTGCTAGTGAAAACAATATTGGAATTGGCAGCGGCTGGCATCATATTGCCATTGTGTTAGATAATGGAGTCAAAAGATTCTACTATGATGGCATTTACAAAGGTGTGTGGTCCAGCAGCAACACAGGATTCAGTGTGTTGAATGTTGGTCAATTCAATTCAGGTGATAACAATGACTACCGGGGTTGGCTGCAAGATCTAAGAGTATACAGCGGAACTGACAAAGGTTACACTGGCACTGATAGCAGTAACGCAAATTTTACCTTGCCCTCAAGTATGATACAGAGCTATTCATGAGTGAAATAGAACGCACCAATCTAGATGCACACGTTAGCCTGTGCGAACTGCGCTATCAGGCTCTGGAACGACGTCTGGAAATAGTTGAATCTCAACTGGGTGATCTACATACTCTCGTATTAGAGATCCGTGACAGTCTCGCTCGATTACCTGCCGGTGAAAACACACGATGGATTCAGGCTCAGGCTGCGGTGATTGCTGTGCTGGTGTCGGTAGTGGCTTGGTTGGCCGCACGGCTTTGGACTTGAACCTGGGTTCAAACTCACCAGTGCGGGCATTTCTATAACTGTTGCAACCGCCACAGTGTTCACGCCATTCGCCTGCACGACGACTGAATGATCGTTCAGGAGCACCCTCAAACACACGTTCACAATCTGAACACTGTCGATGCGGCAACCGTAAACTCAGTATCCGCATGCCACCTGTATCACGTGTGAGCCAATGTTCACCTGAGGCTGACAGCACTGGTTGATCTCGGGGTCTCAACTCTACGTCAGCAACTTGACTGACCAATTGTTCGAATCGTTTTTGTTCCATATAATATGCGTATATTTAGTGACCAATAAATATTGGTATGAGCAACCAACTATCATTTTCAGTAGACCAAATTGTAGAATATCCTGACTTGTTTATTATCCGTGTGCGTGGTCCCAGTGATGAACAAATTGATGCCTTTATGACCCTGGATGAAGTCAGCAGTTTTTTGCAGGACTTGGGCGCACAATGTGTGGCGATAGCACAACAATGTCAACAGATACAAGCAGATCAATCAGATGAAACCTTTACCCCAGAAACTGCCCCAATACTCCACTAAAGACCATTGCCTGGTTGTGCTCAACGGTCCATCCGGTGACGCCATGCCAGATCAAGACTGTGAAACATTTGTGTGCAATGGCAACTTCCTGCGACGCCGTTGGGATCACATTGTGAGTCTGGATCATCAGCGCATTCAGTTTGCTAGACAGCACGGACATGGTGTTTGGACCAGACCAAGATTTTGTCGCGGCTCAGATATACCTGTGCCAGACCAACACAGTGTGTTCAATGATTCAGGCAATGCTGCCATCTGGGCTGCTCACACCATGTATGACACCATAATCATTGTGGGTGCTGATGCCTGGTTGGGTGGTGAAGAATACACTGTGTGCAGAGAACTGTATGTCACAGCAGACAAGAAACCCAAACTGCCGCCCATATGGTTCAAACGTTTCTTGGGCTGGTCAGGGCAGACTCCCAACAACTACATTTTTGTTTGGCCAACCATCAAATTAGGCGTCAAAACCCAGCGGTTGGACCAGGTGATTGCTAAATATTTTGTGTAGGCACTGATACCTTTCAAGTTAAGTCAATACTGTGGTTGGTATTGATCCTGTTCCTGATGTTTATATTGCCATTTAAATGTCCCCCGTCAGTGCTTACACTCATTAGGTAAATCTGTAGTATCGTGTGAATCCCCCGGCCCACAAAGCCAGGGGATTTTTTTTGTTTGCCAAAACGCTAGGAAAAAAACAGGTATTTTGTTAAACTTACTAAATAAACTATATGGCAATAGTATCCGGCAGCAAAACAAATCACAAACAAACAAACAAACAAACAAACAAACAAAGTATGTGTGCTCTGAGAAAAAGCAACACACAGGAACCAGATGTTTCTCTTCCGAGCACCTGGACCGAACAGTTCCGCTACGTGTAGCAAGACCCTGCCAATGGTGAACGGACTTACCAACCCTGCTTGAAATAGCACCGGTGCAGAGAAGGAAGATCGATGATGACTGGTGTCTGATTTGATTTTTTGGTTTCAGCAGTATGCCTGCATTAGGGCTTCGACACGACTTCGAATCCAGCCTGGTGTGTAGGAAAACATATTGCTGAAATAAACATGAGTTCTCGACAGAGAACGAATTGATCTCGTAAGAGATCACTAAAGGATCTACAGATGGATATAAACATAAACAAACAAAATTTTGATCGACTTGTTGACTCATTAACAAGAAAAGAAAGATTATTGATTGCCACTGAGTTGTGTGTGGCAAGTGATAGTCGTCTATCAAGTCCACTTATACCTGGTGCCTTGATCTCTGAAATAGTAAAAGTGCGAACACGAATACTTGTGAAACGAAAAGTTTCTACTTGGAGTCTTTGGAAGTTATGGGTGTTTGCAATGAAACCAGAAGGCGACCTCAAGAACTGGCGTATGACTACCAATCAATGCTATAGACTCCGACCCCGGCAACGGAGCGTGACTGGCAATCTATATCGCACAAGACCTCGCACCAGTCAACGACGAAGCATGCGACCAAGAATATATGACTGCAATGGCAATGTTGTGCCACGACGTTGGTTGGATCGATTTGCTCCCAACATAAAGACGCAGGCAGATTGGGATCTCAACAGCGTTATTAAAAACCCCGGGCGATCACGCTACTAAATACAACACAAGGACTCAACCACAATGACTGACCAATACATTTTGATAGATCTAGAACAACGACCAGGACGCAATGGCGTGAGATTCTGGAGACTGACATTTCAGAACTTGATGACCAATCACATAGGCGAAATGACAGTGGATGCCACTTACACCAACTTCAAGAAGTCAGGTTGGGATCATGTGGTTGAGCACGAGACACCTTGGGGTGTGTATGCAGGACTAAAACTTACCAAGCGAACCACACGTGAAGGCACACCTGTGATATCAGCAGACTGTCGTGCAGACATTGTGTATAGATGTCAAGATCACGCAGAGGCCTTGGCCCTGGCTGAAGCCAGCATTGCGGCTGAGTCACCAGGTGGTAGATTTCAGGAGTTGTTCTCATGATACGAGGTCAAACCGGACGTGGCACAGGACCCAGACCACACACCTGGGTTACTGGTCCAGACGAACTTACACATGCGCAGTATCGTGCATTCATACAGTGCCGGGCACAGGCCAACTATCGTGGCGAAGGTTGGGAACTGGAGTTTGATCAATATCAAGCAGCCTGGGGTGATCAATGGAGCCAGCGTGGCCGCTGTCGAGACGATGTGTGCATGACACGCTGTGATCCCACTCAGCCCTGGAGTGAACACAATGTGCATGTGATCACCAGACAACAACATGCTGACCTACAGGGCATTGGTCGTCGTGGTTGGAGAAAGAATCGCAACCATGCAACACAAGAGTAAGAGAATGCATCAAAACTTCCGGGTGGGACGCTACACTGTGTATGGCGGCATGCAACTGCGTGACAATCCTTGTGCGGTGTTTGTGGACAATCCGCTATTCAGTGAAATGATCTTTCGCAATGCTGTGAATCCCACAGGAGGCAAAACCTGGCAACGCTTTGTGCGGCAAACAGGACAGGCCAACTGTTGTTTTGTGCCTGAACAACAGGGCACCGGGCAGGACTACGACAGACTCAACACCTACTATCGCAGAAAAGCCGGACAAGACTTTGATCAATTGTGGGGTGGGTGGCGGCCAGTTGAATCTAGACCAGACCTGCCTTGGTTGGTGTGTGAGCCTAGAGATGAAATCTTGCGCTACTGGTATAACACCACACTGAGCGAATGGCGCACACAGATTGCTGACGCCCTGGGTGCGGAGCCTTATCATGTGAGACCCAAGCCCATTCGACGTGAGCGAAGCAATGGCACAGTGCCACGTGTGATACACATGATGGCTGAATATCGTGGAGTTATCACTGCACACTCAGTCAGTGCCATAGATGCCATCCTGGCTGGACGACCGGCTGTGATTTGGGGACAAGATCCAACCCTGGGCTGTGGCACACCATTTCAACACTGGGAAGCGGATCACTCAGTGAGAATACCCAGCCTGGATCAGGTGCAGTCAGCAGCCTGCACCTGGGCCGCCACCACCTACAGCAGTTTAGACACAGAAAGGGCAGTGCAATGCGTTATGAGGTAATCACCAGTTGCAACAGCAACTTATGGGCCGAGTATGCCCAACGAAGCATACCAGGTTGGCAATATCAGCCCAGAATATACTGGGAATCAGATGCAGACTGGCAGGATCCGCGTTGGGACCAACTGCGAGCACAGGCTGAACCAGCAGAAACTCCAAGACTCCATCATCAATACAGAAGATTCACCTGGAAAGTGCAGGCACAGATACATGCCATTAGAAACAGTTCAGCAGACTATGTGATTTGGTTGGATGCTGATGTGGTGCAAACTCAAGAGATCACACCAGATCAACTGCAGACTCTTATGCCGTCAGCAGACCATGTGGCCACATTTTTGAGTCGTCAGCCCTGGATGTATGCCGAAACAGGTTGGATTGCCTACAACCTGGCACACCCTGACACCAGGCCATTCATCAACGCACTAGAAGAGATTTATCTCAGCAGAAGAATATTTGATCTTGAACAATGGCACGATGCCTTTGTGTGGGACCATGTGCGGCAAGCAACCACCACACCCATGCGCAACATACTGCCCAGGCCTCGCACAGGTGATCCATTTGGCCAAAGCGATCTTGGCAGCCACTTTGCTCATCACAAAGGCCCACGCAAAGCCAACATCAAAGATAATACTCCAGTATTACCCAAAGACCCTACAGCATAGTGTAATACTTTGGGTTTACATTGACCAGGAATGGGTGTTCTGCTATACTATAGACTTACAAACAAACGCTTCAAGGAGCACCAAATGGTAGTAGTCAAGATCAAGGGACAACGCGGTCAGCGTCAGATAGCACATTTCAATATGCCTATCATTCATAATAATAATAATAATAATAAATGGACAATCCGCAAGCAGTTCAGGCTCAATCCAGAAACAGGTGCGGATCAACCTTACAATCCAGACTACTATCGCGAGATGATCCGTGCTGGCTCAATAGAAGGTGCCAAAATCCAAAACTGGACCACAGGCGATGGCGAAAAGATTCGTGCTGTTCAGACCATGCTACACCTGCAGACCAACTACAATCGCCTGCTGATGGCAGGCTTGTATCGCCAAGATCGTGCGGTGATTGTGGCTTGTTTGCGGCCTTGGTATGATGAGATTGCCTGTCTGTTTCCACAATATCGTTCAGTGTGTGAGTATGAGTTCAACAGGCACTTGGCTCGTTATGACCAACGGCAAGGCTTTGCCTTTCAGTTTGTGGCGTAAATGCCACACACGGGTTGACCACAAATCACCCTTGTGCTATACTAACAACTTATCAACAACGCTTCAAGGAGCACAAGATGGTTTATTTTTTATTGAAACATAATCTGATTCCCAGTGTCTTGCGTAAATTTGCATTACGCTATATCACATTCTCTGACCTCCTCACTCTGATGTCAGCAGGTGTAGCACGGACAGTGGCAAAGAACAAAGAGGCCGCAGAATGAACAATCGTTTAACCATCTTACCCAAGGCTCAAGTGGGCAATCTCAAGCAGGCCATACGCATTCAACCTTATCGCAAACACGGTAACAATCTTGTCTACAAAGACGGTGTGCATATATTTGGATTAAAACCCAAACACAGATCCTATATTATGACTTGTGCCATAATGATGGGCATTACCAAAAAATCCGCAGGATGGTATGAATTGACCACACCACATTCATACAATCACATTCTCAAGGTATGTGAGGATTTGGCAGGTGCCGCAGAATGAAACACTATAAAAAAGTCGTGTGGTCCAATGGTAAGACTATGATTGCTGAAGTAAATTGGCAGCATCCAGACTGGATAAAGTTGGGTCAGCAGAAAAAATACAGCATCTTTCACCAGGTGGAAGGTTCGTGGTTGGATGCTGGTAAAAGCGATAATGTAGAAGAACTTGAACAATATCTAACCCTGGTCCTGGAGGCCGCAGAATGAAAACCGTTTTATATCGCGTTGAATACTATGACAACGACAACGAATACAAAGAAACCCATATAGAGGTTCCTGCTTGGTTGCCAGACTACGATCCCACTGATGTGGAAGATGTGCCTTTGTATATCAAAGCCAACATTGAAGATCTTGGTATGTTAGAACACTTTGAAGAGGCCGCAGAATGAACACTTATCAACCACACTTGAAGAGGATAATATGACACAAATTATTGATTGGACTTTGTATGTTTCTAAACTGGCAGAATATGGTGGTGGCGAATCAAATTATGAACACGAAGGCACAGAACGAGAAGTTGTGTTGGCAACCATAGCAGATTATGGTCCACGCTGGCTGCAGATTCTCATGCTTGATCCAGATGATTGCGATAACAGTGTGACGATCAATCGTGAAGATCCAGAAAGTCTTGACTGGGCTGAACAGTATTTTGATATTGATCTTTCTGCTTATCGCTTTACCACGGAAGAATTGAAAGCATTAGAAGAAAGAGAACAACGCCATTATGAAGCCTACAAACAGGCCATGGGTGAAATGCGTGTGTATCTAAAAGAAAACTCGTTGTTGTGAAACGAATAGTCAGGGCGATTTAGTGACATTTATCGCTTCCAGGTCGACGGTGGGCGGCCCTGACGTGCCCACCACTCTTTTGAAAGATTGCAATGCCTAAACTTTACACGTATAAGACACCCCTGGGACACTTTGCTGGTGCAGCCGCTGCCGCCAGAGCACATGGCGTGGACAAAAGCACCATAATGAATCGTTGCGAAACACAGCCAGAGCAATATCAAAAGATTGCGGAAGGCCGGGTGCAACCCACAAAGAAAAAACTGCCAGCAGAGCCCACCTTGCATGCCACCAAACGAACCTGGCCCTTGACTTGGTATCAGTATCGCTTGTTGGACTGGGACACAAGAGAAAGCATATGGCTCACGTGGTGTGCTGAACATGAACTCAATCCTGAACTGGAGAGCACAGTGGATGCATTCTTTGACGAAATGGACTCAGTGCCGGAGGTGGTGGTATGATCACAATGAATGTGGTCATGGCTGTGATACTGGCTGTGCTACCACCAGCACCCCAGCCCGTGGGTGAACAACAAGTGCAACTCTACTACTCACAAATGGTGCCCAATGGATCTAAATAAACTTATGGAACGTTTGAGAATACAAAGTATCATACAACGCTTGGCCAGAACACATGGTCGTGAAGCAGCCTTGGAGGTGATCCTGCAGGCCATTGCCCTGGAGTTTCCTGACACAAAACCAGCCAAAACCCACCGCGCAACTATCAAGGTGGTAAATATGGCTGATGAATCAACAAAAACTTTGGACCGTTGAAGAACTAGAAGATCTACGTGATCAGTGCCGGGAATACATCCAGGCCGCTGCCGTAGCCATACCTGATCCCTGGGCCGACTACACGGGTCGTGTGCATCTCACACCACTGGCTACTGAACGTATCCTAGCAGTTGAGCAAGAGGATTAACCCGTGGGCTTAGAAAAAAAGCCCACCAGGGCCAACCATCTCAAAGTGCATCGCTGGGAACCAGGCTCAAGTCCCTATGCGGACTGGCTGAACGCTCTCACTCCAGAACAACGCACTGCTCATATGGAAGCACGTGCCAAACGCAAGAGCATGAAGCAGGCCATGAAAACCGTGGTGGAGCAATACCAAACACAATGGGTCACTGAACTGCACAACGCTGCCTGGGCACAGTTAGTGCGGGCTAGAGACTCTGGCGATGCTCAAAGTTTTGTGGCTGTGTGGGACAGAATCATTGGCCGTCCTGAAGAACAGCACACAGTGGATCTACCACGTGCCTTGCCCTGGCGGGATGATGATCTCAAATGAGTCTCAGTGCCGCACAGGCCCAGGTGGCTCAGGACTCACATAGATTTAGAACGCTAATTACTGGTCGACGCTTTGGCAAGACCACTTTGGCCATTAGAGAAATGGCACGTTATGCCGCCCCACCCAATCAAACTGTATGGTATGTTGCCCCCAGTTATAGAATGGCCAAGGGCATTGTTTGGCGCAAACTCAAACATAGACTGCAAGACCTAAACTGGACGGAGCGATGCAATGAAAGTGAACTTACAATATATCTTAGAAATGGTTCAGAGATCAGCCTCAAAGGTGCTGAGAACGCTGACAGCCTGCGCGGTCGCGCTATCAATTTTCTTGTCATGGACGAATTTGCGGACATTGATTCGGAAGCCTTTTACGAAGTCCTGAGACCCACACTGGCCGACACACAGGGCCATGCCTTGTTCTGTGGCACACCCAAGGGCATAGGCAACTGGAGTTATGACCTATATCAGATGCCCAGGGAGGATCCTGACCACTGGGCTTCATGGCAGTTTACCACACTGCAAGGCGGATTTGTTTCGCCCAGTGAAGTAGCAGAAGCACGTGCCTTGCTGGATGAACGCACATTCCAACAGGAGTTTGAAGCCAACTTCGTTACAGCCGGCAATCGTGTGTGGTATAGTTTTGACCGCATGCACAATGTGAAGCCTTGGACAGGCGCAGTGCCACAACTGATCTCAGTGGGCATGGACTTCAACATTGATCCCATGAGTGCTGTGGTGTTTGCAAGGCAGGGTGATGATGTCTGGGCCATTGATGAAATCGAAATGTATTCTAGTAACACACAAGAAATGGTGGCGGAACTTCTCACGCGGTATCCACGAAGTGACCGCAGCAGAATCTGGTGCTATCCTGACCCAGCATCACGACAACGCAAAACATCAGCAGGTGGTGCCACGGATCTGTCAATCTTACAAAACGCCGGCTTCACTGTCAAGGCTCCCTCAGCCCACAACCCCATACGTGATGGAGTCAACGCTGTAAATAGTATGCTGTGTTCAGCGTCAGGTCAACGGCGATTCTTTGTTGACCCCAAATGTAGACGATTGATAGAGTGTTTGGAACGACACAATTACAAGTCAGGCACCAGTCAGCCAGACAAAGATTCAGGCTATGATCACCTTACAGATGCCGCACGTTATTATTTTGATTATGTGTGGCCAGTGAGACGAGAAGTAGAATACCAGCCCCCACAGCGTTGGGCGCACGGCATAGGTCCTAGCCCACAGGGTCAGGCACGCAAACAAAGGATTTAATATGACAGTAATGCAAACAGTGGACGAACAACTTGCCGCGGTAATGAGCGAGAAGGAACTCTACACAAACTATCAAGCACGTTGGAAGTATCTACTAGAAAGTTACCTGGGCGGTGATGACTATCGCGAGGGTGCCAACCTCACACAGTATCAATTGGAAACACAACTGGACTACAATCAACGGCTGCAGGCCACCAGTCTAGACAATCATTGCAACAGTGTGATCTCGGTCTACAACAGTTTCTTGTTTCGCAAAGAACCCGACAGAGACTTTGGAAGTCTAGAGAATTCAGTAGAAGTGCTGGACTTCCTGGAAGACTGTGACTTTGATGGCCGCAGTCTAAACAACTTCATGAAAGAAGTTGCCACCTGGGCCAGTGTGTTTGGACACTGCTGGATCATAGTTGCCAAACCCAACATTGGTGCACAGACTCGTGCAGAAGAAATTGCCGCAGGAGTTAGACCTTATCTCAGCATGGCATCACCTTTAAACGTGCTGGACTGGTCATACGAACGTCAGCGCAATGGTCGCTATGAATTGATCTATCTCAAATACATTGAAGAAATGAATGACAGTCTGCGAACCATCAAAGAATGGTATCCTGACCGTGTGGTCACAACTGTGACAGACATTGACAAGCGCACCATCAACTATTCAAACACAGAATCAAATGGCCTGGGCTTTATTCCTGCTGTGTGTGCCTACAATCAACGCACACCCATACGTGGCATTGGCACCAGTGACATTGTGGACATTGCTGACACACAGCGAATGATCTACAACATCAACAGTGAAATAGAACAAAGCATTAGAATTGATGGTCATCCCAGTCTTGTGAAGACCAATGAAACAGCAGCCGGCATTGGCGCAGGATCAATCATTGCCATGCCAGACAATCTTGACCCAGGACTCAAACCCTACATCCTGGATGCGTCAGGTGCAGAAGTCACTGCCATGTTGGCTGTGAAACGCAACCTGGTAGAAGTCATAGACAAGATGGCCAACACTGGAGCCATACGCGGCACCGAAGCCAGAGTCATGAGTGGCATTGCACTGCAAACAGAATTTGAATTGTTGAATGCACGTCTGGCTGAAAAGGCCGACAACCTGGAACTGGCAGAAGAACAGTTGTGGCAAATCTTTGCTGTGTATCAAGGACAGGTCTGGACCGGACACATTGAGTATCCTGGCAGTTTCAACATACGCGACACTGAAAATGAAATTGCACAACTCAAGATGGCCCGAGAAACTGCCACAGATGTGGGTGTCTACAAGGTGATTGACTACAAGTTGTTGGAGTATTTGGGCGTGGACAATCCTGCCAAATACCTGACCAATGAGGATGGCCTGCCTGCTGCCTATGTGCCGGCCACCACACCAGGTGTGCCTGCTGGAGAGAACTGTGCCAACTGTGAATACTTTGATGCCATCACCTATAATTGCAGCAAGTGGGATGAATCAGTAAGTCCTGTGTATTGGTGCAGAGCCTGGGAAGGCCGCATTGAAG